GCGAACGATTGGCATTTCGGGCGAAAGGCTACGATTTACCGGCGTGGACCTGCACAATGGTACGCGCTACGTACTGCGGTCTTCCGGCAAGCCTGGCACAAGCCGGGGAGGCGTTGGGGCTACCCGTTCAAAAAGACGCCGCCGGGAAAGCCCTCATTCGGTATTGGTCTTTACCATGCAAGCCAACAAAGGCAAACGGCGGGCGGACGCGGAACATGCCAGACGATAACCCCGAGAAGTGGCAGGCATTTTGCGATTACCTCCAGGACGACGTAGCCACAACGCGCGAACTTTACCGGGCCTTGTCGCCCTTCCGGTTTACCGAGCAGGAAAATTATTTGCTCGATCAAAAAATTAACGACACTGGCATTTTGGTAGACGCCGGTTTGGTGGACCACGCCATTGAGCTGGACCGGATAGCAGCGCACGAACTAAGCATTGAAGCCCGGAAACTTACCGGGCTGGATAACCCAAACAGCCTTCCGCAGCTGGCCGGGTGGTTAACGGATCAAACCGGCGAAGAAGTAGAAAGCCTTAGAAAGGACGCCGTTATTGACATGCTGGCCAGCGCGGAAGGCGATGTAAAAAGGGCGTTGGAGCTTCGCCTGCAATCGAGCAAAACGAGCGTAAAAAAATACCAGGCTGCGAGGAATTACCTTTGCTGCGACAATCGGGCGCGCGGGGTGTTTCAGTTTTACGGCGCAGGCCGGACTGGCCGCTGGGCCGGGCGGGGTATTCAGGTACAAAACATGCCGCGTAATTACATGCGGACGCTCGAATTGGCGCGGGGCTTGGTGCAATCCGGGGACTTTGAAACGCTTAATTTTCTGTACTCCGATTCGCAGCAAGTTTTAAAGGAACTTATTCGAACAATGCTTATTCCCGAGCCGGGAAACGTCTTTTTGGTTGCTGACTTTTCAGCGATTGAAGCCCGCGTCTTGTCCTGGCTTTCCGGTGAACGCTGGCGGATTGAAGTTTTTGAAACGCACGGTAAAATTTACGAAGCGTCGGCGGCGGCCATGTTCGGGGTGCCCATTGAGCAAATCGGTAAAGGTAGCCCGTACCGCCAGCGCGGCAAAATAGCTGAACTGGCGTTAGGGTACCAGGGCGGCGTCGGTGCGCTCAAGCAAATGGGCGGCGAAAAAATGGGCCTCGACGAAAACGAAATGGATCAAATCGTTAAGCGGTGGCGGAAAGCAAACCCGAGTATTTCGCGCTATTGGTCCCGCGTGGAGGAGGCAGCAAAACGAGCGGTACGCGATCCGGGGCGGCGCGTTAAGCTGGGGGCGGTTAGTTTCTTTTGCGAGGCTGGCGCGCTTATTATCGAGCTGCCATCGGGCCGGTGGCTCGTTTACCAAAACCCCAGACTGATTCCGGGGCGGTTTGGCGAAATGCTTACTTTTTTTGGCGTGGATCAAACGACGCGGAAATACACCCGGCAGGATACATACGGAGGCAAGCTGGTAGAAAACATAGTTCAGGCCGTTTCCCGTGATTTGCTTGCCTACTCCATGCGTAACGTCGATGCGGCGGGATTTAAGATAGTTTTGCACGTTCACGACGAGATAGTCGCGGAGCACCCGGGGGCAGACCCGGCGGGTGATCTGGTCAAATTAATTAAAGTTATGACAGAAAAACCGGATTGGGCCGAGGGTCTTCCACTTAATGCCGACGGGTTCACGTCACATTTTTACCAAAAAGATTAAATATTTTTTGGTATTTTGTGAAACTTTGTTTAATATTGTAGAACACTAATTTTAAAAGCTATGATTACTATTAAAAAACTAAACGGCGAAACTCTGCTTGAATTAGACCGAAGCCGCTTATCCGGGGCCAATTTGTACGGGGCCAATTTGTACGGGGCCGATTTGTCCGGGGCCGATTTGTACGGGGCCAATTTGTACGGGGCCGATTTGTCCGGGGCCGATTTGTCCTGGGCCGATTTGTCCTGGGCCAATTTGCCTATTTTCTCAAAATGGTCTTTGTCGCACACTACGGACGGCGTTATTAAAATCGGGTGCCGGGCAAAAACGGTGGAGGAGTGGGATAAATGGTTTTCAGGAAACGAGACGTTTGAAACCCCACGCGATACGCCCGAATTTAAGCGAATACAGGCTTCCTACGAGGCGCACAAAATTTACTATTTATTAACCAAATCCCTTTAATCATGTTACCCAAACTTCATTTAATTTGCTCAAAAAACATTTTGCAACCCGCCCTGAATCATGTTCGCATTACCCGGCAAGATTTACAGGCGGCAAACGGCCACGTGGCCGCCATCGTGCCGACGGATAGTCTTTCGATTACGAACAAAAACGAACTCCCGGAGGAGCCTATTTACTTGCATTTCGAAAACTGGAAGCTGCTAACCGCTGCTTCGATTGGTTCGGTTATCTGGGATGCCGAAAGAAGCCATTTCGTAGTGATTTACAAGGGCAACAAACCCAACGCCGTTGTGCCTGTGTCTACCGATCCGGGCGGCAATTTTCCCGACATACCCGCCGTTTTACCAAGGTGGGAAGACGCCGAGCCGCTAAAGTGTATCGGGTTTAACGCGAAGTCGTTGTCTGATCTGGTGGAGGCCATTTCAGACCCAACGGAAAAGATTAAAAACGTCGCCCTCCGAATGTTTGCCGTAAACCGGGCCATGCTGGCAAAAACCCCTAATGCCGATTTAGGCGGTACAGGTTTAATTATGCCCATTATGTTATTGCCCGAAATGTACGGGTAGTGGAAAGCCCTTCGGGGCTTTTTGCTTTACTCAAAACTGTATGACAAAAGATACGATATTAGAAATAGCGGTTGCCTTTACGGCCCAGGCCCGGAGCTGGAAGAACAAAAAAATTAGCTGGGGTGATTTCCTGAATAAGTTGCGCACGCCGGTTGTTCGGGATATTACTTTTAAGGATTTCAAAGCCTTAACTAAAAAAGATGCGGCCCGGATAAAGGACGTTGGCGGATACGTTGGCGGATACCTTAGAGGGGGAAAGCGGAGCCCGTCGAATGTAAGTTACAGGCAACTATTAACGCTTGACATAGATTTTGCCACCCCGGATTTTTGGGAGGCTTTCAACTTCGTGTACGATTGCGAGGCGGTCCTTCACGGCACCATGAGCAGCGCGCCGGACGCGCCGAGATACCGGTTAATTATCCCGCTATCCCGTGAATGTAGCGCGGAGGAGTACGCTGCATTATCGCGTAAAGTGGCGGGCAGCGTTGGTATGGACTTCTTCGATAATACGACCTTCGAAGTAAACCGGCTAATGTACTGGCCGAGCGTCTGTTCTGATGTTTCCCCTGAATTAGAATACCAGGAGGGGGAGTGGTTAGACGTCGATGCGGTTCTTTCCACCTACAGGGATTGGCGCGATGTGGCGGAGTGGCCGACGAACAAACAAGCCGGGGAAGATATAAGGGCGAAGGCAGCAAAGCAGGAGGACCCCCTCGAGAAACGCGGGATCGTTGGCGCATTTTGCCGTACGCATTCAATCGAGGAAGCTATTGAACAGTTTCTCGATCGCGTCTACACTCCGGGCGGCGAAGGCCGGTACACGTATCTCAATGGATCAACGGCAAACGGCTTAGTGGTCTATGATGGCAAATACGCTTATTCACACCATGGCACCGATCCGGCGGGCGGTTTGCTTTGTAACGCATTTGATCTGGTGCGTGTTCATCGGTTCGGCGAATTGGACAAAGCCCCAAACAGCCTGAAAAGTTTTAAGGCCATGGAAGAATTTTGCCTCCAAGACAAATCGGTAAAAAGCACGTTGGCACGCGAGTTAAAGGAAGCCTACGCCTCCGATTTTGAAGATGAAGCGGGCGAGGGATCGGAGGCACCGGGTACGGATTGGCTGGAAGACATGGACATGGATACACGCGGACAGGCGTTTTTGGCGACGGCAAAAAACATAGATTTAGTTTTCTCAAATGACCCCGCGCTGAAAGGTTTGTTTGCGCTGAACCAATTTGATAACAAACCCGCCGTTCTGCGGTCTTCACCCTGGCGTGAAATAAAAGAAGCGGAACCGATGCGGGACGTGGATCTTTCCGGGCTGCGAAATTACATTGAAAAGGCGTACGGCATAGCGGCGAAAGAAAAAGTGGCGGACTGCCTGAAATTGGAGTTACACCGAAACGCCTGGCACCCGATCCGGGAGTATCTGAACGGGCTAATTTGGGACGGTGAAAAGCGGGTGGATCATTTGTTCATTGATTTCTTCGGCTGCGATAACACAGCATATTCCAGGGAGGCGGCCCGCAAAACGCTTTGCGGCGCGGTGGCGCGTGTATTCAGGCCGGGCGTGAAGTTCGATCTGGTCCCGGTGATAATAGGCGACGAAGGAATAATGAAAAGTACGTTTTGGGCGCGGTTGGGTGGGCGGTGGTACTCCGATACTTTTTTTAAGGTGGAGGGGAAAGAAGGCCTGGAGCAATTGCACGGGGCTTGGATTCTGGAAATAGCCGAGCTGGCCGGGCTTCGAAAGTCGGATGCCGAAAGCACAAAGCATTTTCTAACCAAGCAAATTGACCAATTCAGACCGGCATACGGGCATGTGATTGAAAGCTATCCGCGGCAGAATATCTTTGTGGGTACTACCAATATCCGCGACTTTCTGAAAGACCCGACCGGCAACCGGAGGTTCCTGCCTATCCTTGCAAATATGGCTAACAGTACTAAGTCGGTCGATACCGATCTGGTAGGGGATACAATCCATCAAATTTGGGCCGAGGCGGCCCATTACTTCATGCAGGGCGAACGGTTGTATCTAGGTAGCGAAGCGGCGACCCAGGCGAAGGCCATACAGGCGGGGCACATGGAACGAGACGAGCGCGCCGGATTGATAGAACGGTTTTTGGACAAGCTGCTTCCCGAGGAATGGGATCAACTGGATACTTGGGAACGGCAAGCCTTTGCGGCGGATAGCAAGGAAACCGGAACGGTAGAGCGTACGCAGGTAACCGTTGCGGAAATTTGGTGCGAGTGCTTGGGCAAGAACCGTGAAGGCATGAGCCGGTACAATACCCGAGAAATTAACGATCTACTCAAATCGCTGGGCTGGGTTTATACCGGAAGCGTTAAGAGCGTTCCTCTATACGGGAAGCAGCGAATTTTCACTAAAAACTAAAAACTATGGAAGAACTAAAAGTATTAAATTTATACGCCAGTTTAGGTGGGAACCGTTTTTGCTGGGACGATGTGGCAAACGAATTCCAAATTAAAATAAAAGTCTTCGCCGTTGAGATAGATAAAAACTTAGGCGTTTTATACAAAACTAGATTCCCCAATGACACAGTGATTATGGGGGACGCGCACGAATACCTTCTTCACAATTATTCCAAGTTTGATTTTATTTGGAGCTCCCCTCCGTGTCCTTCGCACAGTAAAGCGAGGTTCTGGAGGCGGAAATCAACGACGGCGTTATACCCCGATATGAAACTTTACCAAGAAATTTTATTTTTAAAATACTGGTTTTCGGGGGCTTATCTGGTGGAAAATGTTGTGCCTTATTACGTGCCGTTAATACCCGCAAAAAAAATAGGTAGACACTTGTTTTGGTCTAACTTTGACATTCCGGAAAGCATTAATTTCCGAAAGCATGCAATTATGGGCGGTTTGCGCGAACTTGACCAATGGTCGGAGTTTCATGCGTTCGATTTTAACCTCTACAGAGGCGAACAAAGGCGGGATAAAGTCGCGCGTAATTTAGTTGACTACCAATTAGGAGCGGATATATTCAGGCAATTTCTAAAAACTAAAAACTTGTGAAACTTTGGGTTACTGAAATACAAGCCGTTTGCCCGATTGACGGCGAATTAAAAACGTTTTGCGGCCCAAGCGTACCCGCCCCGACAAAGCAATTAGCTTATGAATATTGCCAAAATAACGGGCTGGGTTATTGCCGGGTGATCGGTCAGCTAGTCGCCGAAATACCATGCCGGGAAAATAGCTTTGCGCCGGATTGGGGTAAAATTCTAGATTATGAAAACACGCAAAAAAACTAAAAACTATGGAAGAGAAAACGATTGAAACGAAATTTCGCAAAGGAATTGGAAGGCTTGGCGGGTTGTGTATTAAGATGCCTGCCACGTTCTTTTCAGGCATACCGGATAGGCTTTGCCTTTTGCCTGGCGGCGTTATGTTTTTTGCTGAAATCAAAAAGCCAGGGGCCCGGTTGCGGTCCCGGCAGGAATACGTAAAAAAGCAGCTGGAAGCGTTGCGGTTTACCGTGTACGTTGTTGATAGCGTGGAGGCGGCGGAGCGTATTATTTACACGTACAGTTCGGATAGATTAACGCCCGGCGAAACGCGCGAACTGATCGAATTAGCTACGCTCCGGCAGTCGCTAAAATTCTATCATGCCGACAACGATTTGCCGTCGGAGCAATTGGCCAGGTATTTTGAGTTGCGCTCTAAAAAGTACCCCGATGCTAGGGCCTGAAAATTTACACAGTTACCAGCGGTTCGGCGTGCAGCATATTTTAGAAAACCCCAGCGCGGGGCTTTTCCTAGATATGGGCCTGGGCAAAACGGTTACCACTTTGACGGCCATACGCGAACTTATACAACGCATGGAAGTTGATCGCGTTTTGGTTATCGGGCCGAAGCGTGTAATTGAAAGCGTCTGGGCGCAGGAGGCGTCGAACTGGTCCCATACCTCCGGGCTTTCTTTCTCGACCGTATCGGGAACGGCAAAGCAGCGAAAAACCGCGCTGGAAGTTTCCGCCGACGTGTACCTGGTAAGCCGGGATAACGTGCCCTGGCTTTGCGATCAATACGGCGGCAGCCATTTGCCTTTCGATATGCTGGTTATTGATGAACTGTCAAGTTTTAAAAACCACAATAGCCAACGGTTTAAGGCGTTGAAGCGCGTCCGCAAATCGGTTGCCCGCGTTGTGGGTTTGACCGGAACGCCAGCCCCCAACGGACTAATTGATCTTTGGGCCCAGGTGTATTTGCTTGACGGCGGCGAACGGCTGGGAGCCTCGATAGGACGGTATCGGACCGAATACTTTCGCCCGGATAAGCAAAATGCCGGGGTCGTGTATAGCTACAAGCCGAAAGACGAAAGGCAGGGCGACCGGATATACAAGCAAATAGGCGACATAGTTGTAAGCATGAAGGCGACCGATTATTTGGATATGCCCGAGAAAGTTGTAATTAACCAGCGCGTCGAATTTCCGCCCGCGCTGGTGGAAAAATACAAAACGTTTGAACGTGATTTGGTCCTTGATCTATTGAGCGAATTGGGAGAACAGCAAATAAGCGTGGCGACGGCGGCGGCATTATCCAATAAGTTGCTGCAGTTCGCGAATGGCGCGGTGTACGATGAAACCGGCGCGTTTCACACCGTGCATGATTTGAAGCTGGAAGCCCTGGACGAGATCCGGGAGGCGGCCAACGGCAGGCCGCTGCTTGTCGCGGTGGCATTCAGGCACGACGCCGCGCGGCTATTGAAGCGGTACGGGCGGAAAGCCGAGGTGCGCGTATTGGATGGCCAGCGGGATATTGACGATTGGAACGCAGGCAAAATTGATATGCTAATCCTCCACCCCGCCAGCGGAGGGCACGGGCTTAACATCCAGCACGGTTCGAATTACGTTGTTTGGTTCGGCCTTAACTGGTCCCTGGAGCTTTACAAACAGCTAGTGGCGCGCCTGTGGAGGCAGGGGCAGAAAGCCAGGCAGGTTTTCATTTATCACATTGTTAGTGCCGGTACGCTCGACGAGCGTGTTCTTAGGGCAATCGCAAAGAAAGACGGTACAGAGGCCGAGTTAATGGAATCCGTGAAGGCTGAAAAGTCAATGATTGAAGCCGTCCGGGATATTGTAAGCTCGTACAAATGAAACTTTTTTTAATAATTTATTAAAGTTTGTTTGCATAATTCGTTTGGGTTGCGTACCTTAGCGTTATACAAAAACAACAAAAACAACGAAGGAAATGAAAACTTATAGTAAAGTAGTATCAGAAAAAACAGTAGTAGTCGGCGGGCAGGATAATTTAGGCGCAAAGGCTGATTTTCTACAGGTAGAAGAAGAGTGCAACAATGGACAAAATTATTTTAGGGTGTACTTTCTAACGAAGACTGACGGACAACCGCTAAAAACTTTTCACAGTAAAGAAGAGGCGGTAGACGCTTGTAGAAAATCTATTAGACCACTAAAAGTACCTGTAAGCCACGTTAACTTGCGCTATTTTATTTTTGAACTTTAAATTAGTAAAACTGTAAACAAAAACAATCATGCTAAATCTATTTGTAATTATTATCTCACAGGTTCTTATATGGGGGGCCGCTCTAATCCTTTCAAGAAAATGAAACTAAAATTTATCGAAAGAACCGGCAGCCGGGCGGGTACCCGGCCAACCATATCGCTCACGAAGCGCGGAGCGATAACGATTAGCAAACCGGCGCAGCGGCAGTACGGCATTAAGGCAGGCGACCGGATCGCATTACTCCAGGACGAGGAAAGGCCGAACGATTTTTATTTAATCGTTAATCCGTACAAGCCCAGGGAGCCTTATAAAACGAAGGGGCATTTCGACGAGAGCTACCCGCTTTTGCGGGAGACTGGGCAAACTTCACTAGCATGCAATTATGTAGACGCCGTGCGCGTTTTTAACGATCAATTCGATCTCTACGATTCTTCGGTAAAGGTCCAGCTTGGCGAAAAGCAGGATAGTTTATTCGGCGAACTTATCACAATTATAACCGCGCCCCTGGTGGCCAAAAAGAAAGAAAGCAAATGAGCGATTTACAGAAAAAATTCAGCGAGGCGCACATAGCCCTGGCGGGCTTGGATAAGGCCGTTGCCGATGCGATCCACGAACTAAAAACCGCATTCGAAAAGAGAATAACCGGTATTGAGTCCTCCCACGTCGCCCAACTTACCAGGATGGAAAAGGAACTCGATGAGCAAAACGAAGAGTTGGAAGAGTTGCGGGAAGTGGCTGGCGAAATAGTATCCGAGCAAAAAGGCGTTTTGCCGATTGATAGGCTGGATAAAAAGTTACTATTCGAAAAGCTGGCCGCTTGCTGGGATCATTTGGATAACGCCGATATGCAAGACTTGGAAAAAGTTTTAGACCGGAAAGGCGTTACGCTTTAACGCCCTCCGGGATCTGATCTAATTACCAAAACGCCTCCGGGCGTTTTTTTTGTGCCTTTTTGGAAACAAAAAACCGCTTTGTTGCCTTCTTTGTTGCCCATGTAACTATCTGATAGTCAATATATTTAATACTATTGTAAACAATAAATAATAATATAAAAAAGATATAGAGCAGTAAGGGGTATATAGATAGAATAGGGGTGTGATACATACACCCCTATACCCGCGAGGAGTTTTATAGGATTTTTGTTGCCTTTGTTTCCGGAATGCGTTAAACCTTTGATATTCAGGGCAATATACTGGCAACAAAGCAAGCGCATTGTTTCCGCTTGCATCCTGTTAATTTTTTTCGTAAAATTGGCCTAATGAATTGGGCCAAGGTATCTATATCGAAAATCAAACGGAACCCGAACAATCCCAGGGTGATTAAAGATGGTAAGTTTGAAAAGCTCGTAAAGTCTATCCGGGAGTTTCCCGAAATGCTTGAGATAAGACCGATCGTTGTAAACGCCGATATGATTGTCCTGGGCGGCAACATGCGGCTAAAGGCATGCAAAGAAGCCGGGTTAAAGGAAATTCCCGTAATACAGGCCGCCGAACTAACCGAAGCGCAACAACGGGAATTTATCATTAAAGATAACGTGGGCTTCGGCGAATGGGATTGGGAACTGATTGCCAACGAATGGGACGCCGACGAGCTACAGGATTGGGGCTTGGATCTTCCCGGCTTTGAGGATGTGGAAGATTTAGGCACCGAGTTTAGTTTACCCGACGGGGACAAAGAGCCGTTTCAGCAAATGACATTTACCCTCGCCGATGAGCAGGCGACGGTTATAAAAAACGCCATTGATGACATAAAAGCAACGGAGGAGTATAAGTATGCCGAAACAATGGGCAATGAAAACAGCAACGGGAATGCGCTTTATTTAATCATTATGCAATGGGCAGAGCAAAGGAGATAACCGTTAAAGTCATACCCGCTAAAGTCGCAACGGAGTTTGTGGAAAAACACCATTACAGCGGCAGGGTTGTTAATAATAGTTCGCTCCATTTTGGAGCTTTTTTAGATGGTAAGCTTCACGGCGTTATGTCATTTGGGAGCCCGATGGATAAGCGAAAGGTTTTACCGCTCGTGCAACCATCGCCTTGGAACGGAATGCTTGAATTAAACCGGATGGCGTTTGATGATTACCTACCCCGAAATTCAGAAAGCCGCTGCATATCTATAGCGATTAGACTAATACGCAAAAACGCGCCTCACATAAAATGGATTCTTTCATTTTCGGACGGAACGCAGTGCGGCGACGGAACTATTTACAGGGCGTCGGGCTTTGTATTAACGGGCGTATCTGTAAACAGAACGATTTATGTTTTTCCAAACGGAGAGACTATAGCCGATATAGCTTGGAATAGCGCAACGCCTGCGGCTCAGAAAAAATACGCCCAAAGACTTGGAATACCGGAACCGGATTTGGGGTGCTTTCTCAGTAGAAACGCAAAAAAAGCAGGCGGTCGGCGTATGGAAGGTTTTCAGCTCCGGTACATTTATTTAATAGATAAAGCGTGCAAAATAACCGTTCCGATATTACCGTTTAGCAAAATCGACGAACTTGGGGCGGGTATGTACCGGGGCGAAAAATCGGCGGTGATCGAAAGAAAACTAAATGCGCAAATGGGGTAAGGTAACCCGCCCGGCATTCCAGCCGGGAGATGGCCATCGGACGGACCTTTGCGCTCAATGAACTTACAAGAATTAACAAAACTATACAGCTATAAAAAAGCCGGCAAAACATATAATTAGGCAAGCTATAATTAAGGGCTTCGGAAACATGACCGTGATCGCGAAATCACTAGGTGTCGAAAGGATAACGCTTTACAAATGGATAGAGAAAGAGGGTTTAAACGATGCTTTGATTGAAGGTAGAAACGCACGTTTAGACTTTGCAGAAAATAAACTGGATAAAAAAATAGAATCCGGCGACACTACTGCAATAATTTTCATATTAAAAACATTAGGCAAAAAACGTGGGTACGTGGAGCGGCAGGAACACGGTATTGATCTGATGAATCCAATTTTTAACGCGATCGATTTGGATGTTCCAGAGAACAACGGCACAGGCGAAAATAGCGGCACTTAGAAAACGCGTACGGATTGTGCAGGGTGGCACTTCGTCCTCCAAGACGTTTTCCATTTTGCCGCTGCTTATCAATTACGCGATCACAAAACCCGGATCGGAAATATCCGTTGTGGCCGAATCCGTTCCGCATTTGAAGCGGGGGGCCGTTAAGGATTTTTTGAAAATTCTAGTCTGGACGAACAATTACAAAGACGATTTTTTTAATCGCTCCTCACTAAAATACACTTTCCCGAACGGCTCCTACATTGAGTTTTTTAGCGCGGACCAGCCCGACAAACTCCGGGGCGCGCGCCGGGATGTGCTTTTCATCAATGAATGCAACAACGTACCGTTTGAGGCGTACCAGCAATTAGCCATACGAACCAAGAAATTCATTTATTTGGATTACAACCCAACGGAATCGTTTTGGGTGCATTCCGAATTGATAGATGATCCGGATAGCGAATTTATTATTTTGACGTACCGGGATAACGAGGCCTTGGACCCGGCACTTGTTCGGGAAATTGAAAAGGCCCGCGAAAAGGCGGCAGCGTCTGATTATTGGGCGAATTGGTGGAAAGTGTACGGCCTGGGGCAAGTCGGCAGTTTGCAAGGCGTTATTTTCTCAAATTGGAAAACGATACCCGGTGTACCGCAGGACGCCCGGTTGCTGGGCTACGGGCAGGACTTTGGCTTTACAAGCGATCCCGCCGCTACGGTGGCTGTTTACACCCACGACGGCAAAATAATACTTGACGAACTGATATACCGCCGGGGCATGATTAACGCCGAATTGGTACGCGAATACAAGCGCGTCGGCGTTAAACCCGGCGTGCCTATATGGGCCGATAAAGCGGAGCCCAAATCGATCAAAGAAATAAGCGGGTACGGGTACCGGATTGCCGGAGCGGACAAGGGCCCGGATAGCGTGAATTTTGGAATTGATTTGCTACAGGGGTACGAACTACTCGTAACGGCGCAAAGTACCAACCTGATCGACGAGCTACGAAGTTATATCTGGGAGAAAGACCGGACGACGGGAAAGAGTACCAACGCGCCGCGTGACGCCAATAATCATGCCATCGACGCGGTCCGGTATTTGGCCGTTATGATGCTTACCAATTACCAGCCAAACTACAAAGGAAAAAGCCATGGCAAAATCAAAAACAAAGCCGCCGACGAATTTTATAAAGGCTTCATTTAGTCAGGTAACCACCACGGATTTGCTGGCCATCCAGGACGATACGCCGCGCGCCGTTATCGTTGCGCTCACTAGCTTAACGGCAGCGGAGGCGGCCCGGCTTTCTGCCGATGATGTAGCCGCGCTTTACGAAATTTTAAGCTACCTAACCGACCCAGCGGAAATAGCTTTGGCCCTGCCGCCGGACTTCGAGCCTCCACAGATTGACGTAGCGGGGGAAACGTTCGAGAAGCTGGAGTTAGCTAAATTGCGAATGAGCCAATTTAAAGCCCCGTACCGGCTTTTCCCTGCTTTGGTGAGCGTGTACCTGGGCGATGGTGCGTTAAGCGGACCGGCAGCGGTTTGTCTTGCCACAGGCGCGCTTTTGCTACAACAGTTGAACGCATTTTTTGAAAGGTTCAAAGACCTGGCGGGCGAAAAGCCCAGCGAAGACCAGACCGAGGCGGGCATTGACGCGCTGCATTCCTTCGGACCTTATGCGATTGCCGAGGGCATAGCGGCGAAGTACGGGCAGCGGCCCTATGAAGTTTTTCAATGGTCGGCGGAAGAAATTTATCTGGAGCTTACCTACCAACTGGCAAAAAGTAAGTACCAGGATAACCTCCGGGAAATTGAAAAAAGGAAAAACGCGAAGCCAAAAAAGTAACGGTCGAACCTGAAAAACGCCTCCGGGCGTTATTTTTATGCCTTTTTTGGCAACAAAAAACCGCTTTGTTGCCATCTTTGTTGCCAACGTAACTCGCTGGTATTCAGTTACTTTACTACTATTGTAAACAATAAACAATAATATATAAAAGATATAATAGTAAAAGGGGTGTGTATATACGCGAGGGGTTATAATGCAGACACCCCTAAGCCCGCGAGGAGTTTTATAGGATTTTTGTTGCTTTTGTTGCCATATCGGGTTAAACCCTTGTGCCTCAATGGGTTATAATGGCAACAAAGAAAATTATTGTTTCCGGGCTACCTGAATTGCCTTTTTTGGTTGGCTGCTTTGCTTTCTGGCTAATTAGCCGTATATTTTCGCCCGAATGGCAAACTATCAAAATATCGTGAACCTATGCCGGGCCGCAACGCCGGACGGCTGCCGCTTCATGCACGGGAGGCTAACCGACTTTTCGCAAGGGTACAACGGTTTATTCCCGCTGGTTACTTTGCTACCCTTCACCGTTACGGATGCGCGAAGTACTCCAGACGGCGTTTTCGATTCGGCCAACGTGGTAGTCGGGTTCTGGCAGCAGGACCGCCCCGACACGACAAGCGAAGAGCGCGAACGGCTTATTGCCGAAATGGATTCTTTGAGCGATCAATTTTTAGATAGCGTCTTGGAAAGCCCCGCGGTAGCACTTTCGAATATTCAAAAAGAACCGCAGTACCAAATGTTCCAGGCAACCCTTTCGGGCTTTGCCGTTTCTTTCACCATTAACGCCGTTTCGCCATGCTGACCCAGGTAACACAAGCCCTACTGGAAGATTTTGCAGAAAGCGTTATCGCAGGTATCCAAAAGAATATTCGAACCAAACAAGTGACGGAGTTTGGGCCTATGTACGCCAGCGGCAAAATGAGCGATTCGCTTGATTACCGGATTGACGCGAACGGCCTTACGATCTACTCTTCCGAAAAGTATTTTACCGTTTTGGAAACCGGGCGGAAGCCAGGGAAGCGGCCCCCGATTAGCGTGATTGAAAAATGGATTCGGGCGAAGCCCGTGGCCTCCGAAATGAACCCGCGCAGTTTGGCTTTTTTGATTGCCCGAAAGATAGGCGAAGAGGGAAGTTTACTATATCGACAGGGTGGGCGGTCCGGCGTAATTTCAGACGAAATAAACGACAAGGTTTTACAGGAAAAACTAATTGACGTGATCGGAGTAGAATTTCGTAATTACGTGATAAACGAATTTATCAACAAATCCGTGAGGGAATGAGCCTTTTGCAGGAAATAACCAGACCGGCGAACGGTCAAGATGTTTTTAGCCCGATTGTATTTGAATACGCCTGGGCGGCTAACTCCTGTTTGTTCATCGATCAAACCGGGATCGCAGCTATTGAAGTGTCGATTAGCTACGAACCGTTTATTGCCGTGGGGGACGCTATTCGAATTTTGAACGGCTCATACCAGGGAACCTATACGGTTACAGCCAAAACGCCAGACGTATCGCTTATCCTTACGCTCAATACTGCCTACATAGGTTCCAGCGCGGCAACGGGATCGAACGAATTTACGCCCGAGGGCGCGCAGGACTTCCAACTGATTGCCGGGTATGCCTCCGGACCGGAATCAACCGAAAAGCCCTGGCAGGTTATCGACGAAATTAGAGTTAGCCCAGGGCCGACCGGCGTTTATCGTTTTGACGTTTCCGGATTTTTGCGCTCCCGGTTTGCCATAACGCCCCCCACCGAGGGGGCAAACGTCCCAATTAGTTTGCGCTTTGATGCCAGGCTAAAAAGCGCGGCGGCACTCCCGAGCGACGCCAACGCCATAACGGCGTATTACGGTCTGGAAAGCCTTTCGAGCGCGCAACAGGCAGGGACGGAGCCCGTCGGCGAAAGGCCCATTTTGTTTTTTGGCAACGCGCCTACGCTTTACAGCCTGGCACTTGGCAAAGGCATAATTCATAACTTCGTATCGAACCCCGCCGAACCAGCCGCAACGGAAAGCGGCGCGGAAATTGATTTACGTCTTTTATCCTGCCAGCCGAAAGAAATAAACTGGCTGGGGGCTTCGCCGACCGCCGGGTTTACCGTTTCGCCCACGCTGCCATCCTGGATTCAGGCAACCGCCGTTGGTAACAATATCGAATTAATTTTGAATCCGTGTACGGCGGGCGTGGGGGACTACCTTGCCGCCGATTACAACCCGATTGACTACCTAACCGCCGGGGAGGTGAACAGCGTTACAGGGTGCTACTCTTTTGCCTTTTCGCTATCCGGCAGCCCGTTATTTACGCTGGCCGTTTGCGTCGATCCAATTAGCGAAATACTGACCGTTTGCCCAGCCGACGTTTTGAACTTCGCCTGGCTAAACCAGCGCGGCGGCTTTTCGAGTTTTGCGATTGAATGCAAATACGATAGCGGGCGCGAGTTTGGATCTGATAACACGGTAGTAGACGCGGCGCATACTTTGAAGCGTGTGGAGTTTCGGGACGTGTACGACTTTACCGAGGCGCGCGGCGGCGTGTTATCGAAAAATCAATTGGACTTATTGGCGTCTATGCGAAGTGCCATCCAAGTATTTTTGTACAACGAAGGCACGGCGGCGTTTGATATCCCGATAGTTTTGGACCGGTCAAGCTTTCGGACGTACGGCAACCGATTTAATCAATCCGAAACCCGGTTTAGTTTTCGTTTCAGAAAGGCCAAACAGGTAAATGTGCAAACCCAATGACGGAAATTTTCATTAACGGGCAATTGGTGGATACGCAGGACGCCGAGATAGTTTTAACCGCCCAGGCTTTGACATTCGACAGCCTGGGTAGTAGGCGCGGCAGCTACTCCAATATTTTTGAACTGGCAAAGACGAACGCGAACCGGGCTTTATTCGATAATTGCGATTTAGTTACCAGCCTGACCCGAACGCCGTACACGCTGAATACCTGCCGAATTATACAGGATGGTATTTTGATCGTGAACGGCAGCGCGGTAATAATGGCAACGAAGGACAGCTACAGGCTTTATGTTACTTCAGGCAATACCGATTTTTTTAAGGCCGTCGGGTCGCTCAAATTAACCGACGTGGATTTGGTCGAATACGATCACGCCTATACGGGCGCAAACGTTGCGACCCTTCGGGAAACAACCGAGGGTTTTGTGTACCCGAACTTGGATTATGGTTTTTTTGAATACGCCGACCCGGACGCGGGGGCGTACAGTTTCAGATTTTTCCAACCCAGTTTTTGGGCAAAAACAATACTTGAGAAAGCCGTATCCGATTTGGGCTATAAGATTTCCGGTGATTTACTCAATACCCTAACTTACCGGAGCCTGGCGGTACTTTGCCGGGGGGCCGTTGCGAACGTTGGCGAAAACCTGGCACAATACGAGGCAACGATTGATTATAACCAACTGACCGGCGACACGGTGGAAAAGATCAATTTCCCGGACCGCCTGAAAGACAAAAACGATTTATACGGCCCTGACGCAAACGCGGGGCAGTTTACCTACCAGCCCAGGGTACCAACCTACACCGGGTACCGGTTCGAAATAACCATAACGGGAAAGGTTATAACAAATCTGCCGCGCCGGTACACGAACGCCGAGGTTTGGGTGGACCTGCTAATTTACAACGCCGCCGGTACGCTACTTCTTACAGTTGAATCCCGGCCCGTAACTTTCGAAAACAGGTTCTTTGGCGTGTTTAACGTTTACCGAGCCCCGAGCGGCGGAACGCTGGAACGGGATTTGAATTTCACGTACCCGGCCCGGACCGAAGATTACGCCGCTCTCAATTCGCTGCTTACCTCCACAGCCGATTTAACAACGCTTCGTTTTGGCTGGCGCGTACGCAGCAACCGCCCCGGCTATGGCCTGAAATATTTGCGCTTTGAGAATTTGGAATTTAGTATCAACCAGGTAATTTCGAACGGTGGGCGGTTGGGCGGTTTGCCAACTTCACAAATTACCGTGGAGGCGGCCAACGTATTGCCAAGCGAGCCGACCGTTGGTGATTTGCTGCTAACCGTGGCCAATTTGGAAGGCGCGATAATTCAGGTCGACGAAGCGAGCAAAACGGTGCATACTTCCCGGATTGATCGGCTAATTGAAAACAAAGCCCGCGCGCTGGATTGGTCCGGTAAACTAGACATTTCTGAAAGGCCGGAAGTAGACTACCAACTGGAAGGTTTTGCCCGGCGTAATTTTTACCGATTCGCAGCGGACGACAAAGATCCTTTTTTGGAACCCAACGAGGGGCGCGGCGAATTGGTTGTTGATAATGAAAACTTACCAGCGGAAAAAGACGTTTTTACAAGCAAGTTTGCGCCGGTTCCTGTTTTACCCAGTCTGCAAGATAGCCGGGTTATGGGCCGGGTTTTCACCGGTGAAAAATATACCTTTGATGGATTTAGCTACAATCTGAACGCCGACGCAAAAGTTGAAGACTTTGCGCCGCGCGTTGCGATCCTCTCCACATCTGGCGCAACGGTGGACGTGGAAGGGCAAACCGGCGTAAATGAAATTAACTACGAAGTGAACGCCGCCGCGCTTAGTTTCGAAAGGGCGTTGCGGGATAATTACCGGGTTTTCCAAACCGTATTCCAAAACACGAAAGTCGTGGAGGCATTGTTCTTGCTTGACCTCCGGGACGTTCAAACGCTGGATTTTACGCGCCCGGTTTATGTGGAATATTTTGGGGATTATTTCTACATTGAGCAAATCAAACAGTACAAAGTAAACCGCCGGGAAAGTTGTTTTGTAAGATTGATAAAATTAGGTATTTAAAGCCATGGCAGAGGAAAACATTTTGTTGCGCGTCGGTATAGACGAAAACCAAATAGCCCGAAGCGAAGCGGCTATAATCGAAGCCCGGAAGGAAATCGATAAACTTAAAGCCGCTCAAAAAGAACTGGCCAAAGAGGGCAAGCAAAACACCGTCGAATTTGTACGCAACGAAACGGCGGTTAAGGATTTGTCCGTAACAGTCCGGGAAAACCAGCGCGTTTTGGCGGCTAATCAAAAATTGCAAAAATCCTCCACCGGATCAATTGCCGAACTTCGCGCGAATGTTTCCCGGCTAAAGCAGGAGTACATAAATTTGAGTGAGGCCGAACGGGAAAACGAGAAAGTAGGCGGCGCGCTCCAAAAGGAATTATTGGCACAAACTAACCAGCTAAAAGAACTGGAAGAGGAAATAGGCGTAACCAGCCGGAACGTTGGTAATTACACCGCTGCCATTTTGGAAGCGGCAGACAGTACCGGGATTTTTGGCCAAGCGCAAAAGGCATACGCCGACGCGCAAAAGCTAGCAACGGCGGCCCAGAAAGTAGGAACCGCCGCCACCCGGTCATTTGGCGCGGCACTTATAGCCACTGGGATAGGGGCTTTTATTCTTTTGCTGGGATCGCTTATTAGCTACCTAACCCGAACGCAGGAGGGCATGGATAAAGTCGCCCAAATAACGGATGCCGTTGGGACTTTCGTTTCCGTTGTGTTTGATAGGTTTGCCAAATTGGGAAAACAGCTTGTGGGTTCTGTGATTCCGATTTTCGAAGGCTTGAGCGGAATCCTGACCGGCATATTTACGCTTAACCCGGATTTACTTATAGCCGGACTGAATAGAGTCCAAGAGGCGGCCAGCAAAATCGAAAGTATAAACTTATTGCAGCTAGGAGCCGACGCGGGCCGGGCCGCCGTTGAGTCGGCGAACCTTACCAAAGAATTGCAAAAAGTTGTGAGATCCGAAAAAGCCCTTTCGCTCGAAAGAGCGGAAAGCCGCCAGCAAATTGAGCAACTGAAAAAAGCGAGCGACGATATAACGTTAAGCAACGAAGAGCGCACCGACGCAGCCCGGAAAGCCTTGGAAATAGAATTGAACCTTGAGCAAAAGGCCATCGATCTACAGAAAGAACGTGTCAGGATTCTCAAAGCGCAAAACGCGTTAAGCGAAAGTACGGACGAAGATACCAACCGGGCTATTGATGCTGAAATAGAATTAGCCAACCTCCAGCAGGAAAGCGCAACCAAGCAAATTGAACTACAGAACAAATTAAACGCCCTCAACAAAGAAGCCGCCGACAAGCGGGCTGCGATTGCGAAAGAAGAGGCCGACAAGCAAGCCGCCGCAAACGAAAAGAAAATTGCGGAGGACGCCGCCGCCCAAGAAAAGATAAACGAACAATACGCCGAAACGCTAAAAGAAAGAGCGGAAACGACCAACGCGGCAATTCGGGATTCGATCAATGAGGTAAAAAGGCAATTCGCCGACGGGCTTATTGATTTGGAAATTTACCAGCGTGAACTTGACCAGGTGGAGGCCTTGGCACTAGAAACGCGAAAGGCCGCTTTGCAGGAGCAATTAGACGCAACGCGGGAAAATGCTTTGATCGATGCCGAAACGCGCGCCGAGATTGAAAAGAACCTAACCGCCGAACTTCAACAAATCGAGGACCAGCAGGTTAGCGCAAGCGTTGCGGCGCGACAGGCCGAAATTGACGCCGCCAAAAAAGCGGCGGAGGAAAAAAAGCAATTAGCCAAAGATTCCGCAGCGTTTCAGATACAAGCCGAAAACGCCGTATTAAACGCGGCCAAATCGGTATTTGGCGAACAAAGCGCAGCGGGTAGGATAGCCGCAAGTTTCCAGGCTATTATTGACACGTACCGGGGGGCCAACTTGGCACTGGCTACGATCCCCCCGCCGTTCGGCCAAATTATCGCAGCGGCGACCGTCGCACAGGGTTTGGCCAACGCTGCAAAGATAAATAGTACACCGACGCCTAAATTTGCCGAGGGCGGCGAAATAGGCGTAACGGGCCCGTCGCACGCTGGCGGAGGCGTGGATTTGGCCTTGGGTGGGCAAACAGTCGCAAACGTGGAGGGCGGCGAAGGCGTTTTTGTTATGAAGAAGTCCGCCTACAGCGCGTTAAAGGCTTTGAGTAGTTTCAATCAATCCCACGGCGGAAACTCCTGGCTTTCCGGTACGCACAGGCATTTGGCCGACGGTGGGGCCGTTGCGCGCTCCTCCGTTCCGGCACTTGACCGGACCGCGCTTTCTGAAACGCAGCAAAGTTTTGAAAATGCAATTAGCCAGTTAAATATTGTTACAAAAATTACCGATATTGAACGCGTGCAAAATGAGACGCGCCTCGTCCGCGTCTCAAGTGATTTAAGTTGATATGGGAAAAAGAACGTTGCTACTGATCCGGGACGATAAATCCGACAAACAAACAAAAGGCCGTTTGTCGGCACTCGATGAAAACGGGGCCGTTGTGTATTCCTGCTTTACGCTCGAATTGCCATGGAGGGGGAACCAGCAAAATGTTTCCTGCATACCGCCGGGCCGGTACAAAGTAAAAAAGCGAATTAGCCATAAGTACGGCGAACATTTGCATATTTTGGAAGTTCCGGGCCGGGCTTACATTTTAATCCACGAGGCGAATTTTGTTTCCCAGCTTCGCGGGTGCATAGCCGTCGGCAAATCGAAAGCTGACATTAACGGCGACGGCATCCGGGATCTTGTTGGATCCGTCCGGGCAAAAAAGGAATTGTTAAAGCATTTGCCCGATGAAACCGAGATAGAGATAAAGCCATGAGACCGTTAATTTTTGTACCGCTTATTCTTTGCGCGTGTAATACGCAGAAGCAAACAACCCGGAGCCGGGCGGAAATTAAAACAAATACCGAATTGAAAACTATTCAAATAGATGAAAGAGATTATCAAAAAGCCGTGCAACTTAAAAGGGCAAAAGACACCCAAGCCGGAACGCGTTCGATTATCGATATTGTCCCCAGGGGAGCTTTCCGAATTTCGAGCGATGGCACTTTTGAGGGCGAAGCATTACAGATTAGGATACACCGCAGGGACACCGCCCGAGCGCGTGAAGCCTTAGAAATAAACACAGCGGAAGCGGACCGGGGGCAAACCCAAACGACCAAAACGGAAAAGGCGAACGAAGCCCTTTCTATCCAGGAAACTGAAAAGCAAGTGGAAAGAGCCCCTAATTTTTACATTTGGATCGGGGCGGCCCTGGGCGTTTTGCTAATCGTTGCAGGCCTTCGAATTTTTACAAAATTGATCCCTCGCTAAAACCGGCCCGGAAAAATGTTATTGAGCCATCCGGTTAAATCTTTTCCTGTGGCTATGTAGTACCCGGCGAATAATGGGAAACCGAATACCAAAATGAAAAGGGCAAAAAAAGCGACTACCGTCGCGGCTATTCTACTAACGTACTTCATGGGATTAGGAGTTTAAATATTTGTGGATTAGCGATTTTAGTACACTGGTTTGCGTTTTGCTTTCCTTTTTTACCTTAGCGGCAAACCGCTCTTTGAGGTTTTTCGGAAGATGCACCTTAACCTGATCTAATTCGTTTTTGCCCACTGCTTTATTTTTTGGGGAATTTATACAAAATTATTTGGAAATTCAAATTACATTTCGTGCAATTATGCGAACGCTACACATAGAAGGGGTAATTAGCCGCCGGGACGAGGCCGAGAAAATGGCACCCGGCGAAAAGATATTCAGCTTTGAAGACCTTGAAAACTTTTTGGTGGGTAACGGCAACGCGCCTTTCGAAGCGATAATTAAAAGCCCTGGCGGCAGCGTGGAAGAGGGGTTTAAGATTTACAACCGCCTCCGGGAGTACGACGTTACGACCGTTGCGATCAAAGCCAGTAGTATCGCATCCGTTATTTTTCTGGCTGGCAAAACGCGAAAGGTTACGCCGAAAAGCGAAATTATAATTCATAACGCCTGGGTAGACGCGCAGGATTTAGAGGGCGAAAAATTAAATTACCACACCTTAAAAGCCCTGACCGAATTTTTCGCCGAAACTGACAAGAAAATACTGGGCGTCTATTCACAGATTGCCGGGGAGGAGAATATCGCAAAACTGTTTTCTTTGATGGCGCAGGATACCGATCTGGGCGCGGAGCAAGCCTTGACGCTTGGCTTTGCTACCGAAATTACAAATGGTGAATTTGAAACAGCCTCTTTTAAAAATAGGGTTTTGACATTTAGTAAAAATCAAATTGATATAATTAACCAAGAATCACAAATGAAAACCGAGGAAAAACTAAATGCGTTTGAAAAGGCATTAGCCGGGCTTAAAAATCTATTCAAGCTATCGGCGAAGAACATGGCGACTGTTACGACCGAGGGCGTCGAAATTTTCATATCGGGGGCCGAGGAGGGCGAACTTGTTGGTAAAACGGTTTACCTGGCCGAGGACGGACTGCCGACTGAAACACTGGCCCCCGCTGGGGAACACGTTTTGGAGGATGGCACAAAGGTTGTTCTCGACGACTCCGGGGTAATTACCAAAATTGAAGCCCCCGAGCCCGTGGAGGATGTGGAAGCCTTGAAGGCCGCTTACGAAGAGGAAAAGAAAGCGATGGAGGAAGATAAAGCCAAACTCGAGGCCAAAGTGGCAGACCAGGCGAAAACGATTGCGGCACAAGCCAAGGCAATCAATGAAAGCAAAACGCAGCTCAACAAATTGGCCGAGGATTTCGCGGGCCTCAAAAACATGGTAACGGGCGACCCGGAAAAGAAAACCGAGCCAAAGGCAATAAGCGCGGAAGAGTTCAATAAGTTGAGCCCTGGCGACAAAATCCGGCTAAGGGCCATGAACAAGGCCGGAAACTAAAACAAATTGAAAACCTAAAACTTTAAAGAATAATGGCAACTATCAATTTTCCTGATGGAAACACCTACGCCGGTAAACTGTATGCAGAATACCTTACCCCGGCTATCCTGGCACCCGCCGGGCTTGTAAACCGTGGCCTCGTTACGCCAGTTGAAACGGTTAAGGGTAAGGAAACGCTTCGAGGCGTAAGCCGCGCGATTGAGTTCCAAAACCCGTCGGCAATGTTCAACGCGCAAAGCGGCAACATCGATTTGTCCGAGAAGCAACTGGAGCTGAAAGCCTACGAGGTAATGGATCAAATCGACGCCAGTTTGCTTCGAACCACTTGGGAATCCGAACAGCAAAAACCCGGTTCGTTCGAAGACTACAAACTGACCCCCGAACTGTACAACTTTCTGCTTGAGCGCATTTACGTGCCCCGAATGGGCCTTGCGAACGAAGCGTTGTATTTGCTTGGAAAAGCGGGCGTAAACGGTACGGAAGTGGCAACCGCTTCTTTTTCCGCTGCCTACCCCGGTCTGCTTCCCTCCATGATTGCGGACGCTGGCGTTGCTAAACGTGCGCTTCCGCCTTCCGCAAAGGCCACCATTTCGGCAATTGCCTCCGGTGCTGCCGGGGCCGCAACCGTAACGGTGGGCGACGCGTCCAGCATCATTCCCGGCGACCGCGTTACCCTAATCGGGACCGACGGAAACCAGGAGATAGGGGGCGCAACGATTGAGGGGCAAACCGTAACCGTCGTTTCCATTTCTGGCAACGTTCTTACCATTCAGGAAGCCGTTACCGGTGCAACCGCCGCAACGGAAGGGAGCGCATTCTTTGTGAACCAAAACAACGTGCTTGCCGTGCTTACTTCGGTTTACATGAGCATCCCGCAGAAAATCAAAAAGCAAGTTTCCAACACCGGCAACGGACGGACAAAGATCCACGTTAGCGATCGGATTGCGGACGCGTATCGGGTGGCAAACGGGCTTATTTCCGGGCAGGCCGGACAATTCACCCGAACCGGGTACTTTGAGCAGGACGCGCTAATCCCGTACTTGGACATTGACCTTGTGGCAATGCCTTACTGGAATGACAATCAACTGGCGGTATGGAACCCCGGCAACGTGTTCCTGGGCTTTGACCTTTTGAGCGACGAAGTTTTTGCGCGGGTTTTGTACCTGGGTGAAGTTACCGGGGACGACGTGTACCGGGTTAAAAACCGGATGAAATCGGACATTACATACAAATACGCCTCCGAGGTTCTTTTGTACCGTCCGCAGTAAGACAAGGCGGCCCTTTACCGGGCCGCCGTTTTCTAATTTGAAAAAATATTCAGTATGGCATGCAATGAATTGACCAGGGGTATTAACCCGAATTGCGAAGCGACCCGAAAGGCCGGAGGGCTTAACAAACGAATTTTCGTCGGCTTGCTGGCTGACCTTACGGCGGTTACTTTCGGAACGGGCAACGTCGTTACGGCGTTTACCTTCGCCGCGAACAAGGGCTTTGTAAAACTGATCGGAAAGCGCGAAAAGCATAACAGCGTAATGGCCTTAGAAGTTGGCGAAAACTTCAATTTGCGGAACCACGGCGTGAACTTGGTTACCTACTACAATACGCCGGAGGAGCTGGAAGCCCTGGACGCGCTTATTGACGTGGAAGGCGCGTTTGCCGTTGTGGAAACCAACGCCGGGGAGCTGGAAGTCTGGGGGATGAATAAGGGTTCCAATTTTGCGAACTTTGGCTTAAAGGCCTCCGCTATTGACGGCGGAAGCGGAACGGCGTTCACAGATAGCAATATCTATACGCTTTCAATGAATGGGAATCACGAGAATTTGCAAATGTACTTTGCGAGCGTTCCGGGAACCTCCACTTTGAGCGAAGATATCGCGATCTTGGACGGCCTGACCATTTGGCCCGCGCCGCCCGCGCCCTAAATGGTTGTGAAAGATTTAGAAGCCCTACCCTTTTTTGGGCGGGGCTTTTTTCTTATATTACCAAAAAAAATTATGCGTTATGGCTTATAAGTTCAAAAAGCAATACGAAAACCAAACGGTTGTACTGGCAGACGGTACACTGATAGACAAAGAAAGCATTAACCGGCCTTCGGTTAAAGCCAAAATAAATAGCGGCGTTTGGTTTGCCTACATGCTGGAGGAGGCCAAACCCGAGGAGGCCAAACCCGAGGAGGCCAAACCCGAGGAGGCCAAACCCGAGGAGGCCAAACCCGAGGAGGCCAAACCCGAGGAGGCCAAACCCGAAGAGGCCAAACCCAAAAAACGAACCCGAAAAAAGTAAAAGACGGTGAAGCCAAAAAATGTAAAGCAGGCGAAAGAGGTAATTAACCTAAAGGCCGACGCCGCCGCGCTGCAATCAAAAAGTTTTGTTTCGACGCTTGCAAATTTGAAAACGAAGATAGCGCGGGCGGCGAAAAATGCCGTGGCCGTTATTCTTAGGAACCAAGCAAACGACCGCTACTGGTACGGCGAATTGGATAATTTGCCAAACACCATAATCGCAACCGTCGATAATTCCGGGACAGCCACCGCCTGTATAGGCCGTCTGGAACAATTTATCAAAGCCGACGGCTTTATTCAAGAAGGATTGGACGGCGTTAAAGTAAACAGCCGTCAAACCTTTGCCGCTTTGCTCGATGAAGTTACAACAAACGTTGCCTACCTGGAAGGCTTTGCGCTTCGTCTAATTTTCAACAATTCCGGGCAGGTAGTCAAGATTTTTAATATTGATGTGAAGACCCTTCGCCGCGTTGGCGGCGGGTTTGAGTTCAACCCGCTAAATGGCGAATTGGGTAAAGTTGAACACGAAACGAAATTTTACCCGGAGTTTGACCCGGACCGGCCCCCGGCTGAGCGGCTTACATTAATTGCCGAACAGGTCCGAAAGCACGGCGAACAGTTGGGCGAAATACTCTACGTTTTCCGCAAAGGTCTGGGCCGTTATTACGACGTTTACCCAGTCCCGCGCTACTATTCAGCGATTGAAGACGTTGTAAGCGACGGCAAAATTAGCCGGTTGGATTTGCGGAATATTTCGCAGGGCTTCCGAACGCCGGTAATTATTTCCACCGGCCCCATTGATGATTTGAACGAAGATGAAGATGGCAACACAGCGCAAGACTATTTTGATGCAGCTTTACAGGAATTTACCGGCGAAGAAGCCAGCCCGATCCTCCACCTAAAAGGTAGTACGGAAGAATTTAAGCCGACCGTTACGACTATTAACGTCGCTGAAATTCTCGACCAAACGGATCGCGCCAGCGAACGGATTGCGAAGCGCGTGGCGCGCGTTATGGAGGTTCCCGAGGTGCTTGTTGGCATAGCGAAGGAAGGGCAACTGGGCAACGTTCAGGAGGTAAAAAACCAAATGGCTTTGTTCGCGCTTAGCGTGTACAAAAAGCAGGATTTGATAAAACAGGGCCTTGATTTGATTAAACCCATTTTGGCGGTCCAAGGCATAACGCCGGAAACGGATTTCACTATTAGTACGTTAAAGCCGTTCGATTTTATCCCGGACGCGGTTATTGCAAACCTTAGCCCGGAAGAGCAAAAGGAACTGTTTGAAATTGATCTTCAAACGAGCGCGCCCGCAGCGCAACCCGGCGCGCCGGGGCAACCCGTGGAGCGAAACGACGCGTTGGCAAACCTGACAGGCAGGCAGCTACAGAACATCCAGCGCATAGTTCGGAAATTCAATAAAAGCGAATTGACATTCGACCAAGCCGCCGTTATGCTTCGCGACGGGTTCAACTTTACGGACGATCAAATCGGCGTTTGGCTTATCACAGAAAACGGAGAGGAATGACTGTATTAATTTCAAAGGCCGATTTTCTGGCGGCTAATCTTGTGAAGTTTTCGCCCAATATTGCGGACGATCAATTGAGCCCGTTTATTTATGCGGCCCAGGAGTATGAGTTGGAGCCAAAGATGGGCGCGGAGCTTTACCGGGATTTAGTGGCATATGCCGAAACGCCAACAGGCACCCGACCCGAGCTGGCCGCGTTTCTTTTCGGTCCGGTCCGGCGTTTCTTGGTTTTGGCAGCCTACCGCCGTTTCATTTCGGCGCATGGCATGAACGTTACCCAATTCGGCTTGACGAAAACCGCCGACCCCCAGGGAACGTTTAATCAGGCGGAAGCCTCCGAACGCGCCGTAATTATCCGGCAAATTGATGCGGACTGCAGCGTGGCTTTGATCAAAATGGTAAACACCCCTTTTGTATTCGACGGCGTGAGCTATGAAAAGAACGTGAAAGCGGGGCAGCCGACCGCCTCAATACGCGCGCCAAAACGCCGGGTAAAAAATCGGTATTTGGACGAGGATTTAAGCTATAAAAATCTCCTGTAATGGCATTCACAAAGGCACAACTCGAAGCCCTTAAAAATTCGCTGCTTGCCAGCGGGCAGCCGATTAACGCAGCGACGCACCGGGAATTGGTACAAAAACTAATTGACGAGCTATACGACGCACAAAGCCGGGGGGATTTACTTTCCAGCGTTCAGGCGACCGCCACAACGCAGGCGGGCGACGTGGTACTTGTTATCCGATCCGGTCAGGCGTACCTTATACCCGCAACGGAGTTTGGCGCGGCGGGTATTGCCTTGGGGGATCTAACCAATACGGTTATAGTCGATCCCCAAGACGGCGACGTTTTGGCGTATAATGCAGTAACAGAAAAATGGGAAAACATTTCCTCCGATTTGGGCGCAACGGCGGTCCCATATACCGGGGCGGTCGGTTCGGTCAATCTTGGGGAATTTGGTTTGTCGGCGGGGTTCCTGAAACTTGACACTACGCCGACCGGAACGCCAACCGATGCAGGAACGATGTTTTGGGACGAAGACGACCAGACGGTTGATATTCGCCTGAATGGGTACGTGATGAAAATAGGCGAAGACCTGTTTTACCCGGTCAAAAATCAAACCGGATCGAGCATACCGAAAGGAACGGCGGTGCGCTTCGCCGGCACTTTGGGTTCCTCCGGGCGGCTACTTATCGAGCCTTTTTTAGCCGATGGCAGCCAAGACAGCAGAAACTTTATGGGCGTAACGGCGGAAGCCATAGCGGACGGGGCCGACGGGAAAGTTCTTTGGTTCGGGCGTATTCGTGGGATTGATACCAGCGCATTTTCGGAGGGGGATATACTTTACGCTTCGCCCTCCACGGCGGGATCATTTACGGCAACCCGGCCAACTTTCCCGGAAAATATAATTAGTGTGGCGGCGGTGATTAATGACAGCGCAACGCAAGGCGTTATATTCGTTCGACCCCGGACTGAATTTCTACAGGGCGGCGGCAGCGAGTTCTACATTCCGGCGTTTGATTCAAATGGCAATCTAATCGAACGGAATTGGCGCGTGGATTCCAACGGCGTACTGATTGCCAGCGGAACGTCGGGGATAATAAGCATACGAAATGTGCTTTCTGGGGAAAACGTTCACGCTATTTTGAGCAACATTTACCTAAAATCTACGGGTATCATTTTCAATACGGCGGCAAACAACCCGGTACCTGGAAGCAATTCGCGATACAGCAAAGCGGGGAATTTTATTTTTGCAAGTGCGGATACCGATACAAACGACATTTTCGTAAAGTACATGTACTCGGCATCCTCCCTTTTTACGGCTTGGAAAAAATTGCTCGTTTCGCTGGGTACCTCCGGGCAGATTGGTTTCTACAATTCAGCAGGGCAGGTGATCGGGGATAGCGGTTTTATCTGGGATAATGCAAACAAGCGTCTTGGCGTTGGTACCGCAACGCCCTCTTACGCAGCCCACGTCCGCAGATCGGGCGATGCTAGAGTTTATTGCGAAACGTCTTCGGATAATGGTTTAGCCTACGTTGGCACAATTTCGGATGTGGCCAACGTTCAGCTGGCAGCCTTTGGTTCAAATTACCCGGCCCCTTGGGCGGGTAAATCAGGCGTTTATTTAGACCCCGGACAAAATGATTTTAATGTTTGGTTCGGTAATAAATTAGTTTCTGCTATTGACAACAACGGCAATACGAGGGCATCCACGTTTTATTCTGAAAAAATAACCGTTACGCTATCAACAAACGGCGTGGATGTAGACGTTAAGACCTTTGCAGCGACGGATAAAAAGATATTTCGCGCAACGGCCATACCCACCGACAATACCGATTTGTACGCGCTGGCGGACTTTTCAAAACTATACGACGGCACCAATTCGGTATTTCGGCGGACGTCCTTAGCCGGATCGAATATGGCGTTGGATGTAGACGGATTGAACGGAAGCATTTTGCAAGCCCGAGCGACCAGCGCGACGGGCGAAAACAAAGAAATTGAAGTAAGTATTATTTATTACGTTTAAAGATGGAATTTAAAATCGAAATAAAGAATATGGAGCGGCACCCGGTAACGGGATTTGTTACAACCGTTCATTTTCTTACCACCGTTACAGACGGCGACAAATCATTAGCCTTGCCGGGAGCGTCCGTTTTCTATTTTCGCGAACACGACGTAATACCCTTTGAAGAACTGACGAAAGAAATTGTTCTTGAATGGGTTGTGAAAGACGTAAATTTTGCTTTTCTTGAAAGCGAATTAAAAAACCAGATTGATTATTCACGAATTAACGGTGTGCCGTGGAAAGATTAACGACAAGCGAAAAGGCTTTATTAATAGGAATGGCCTTAATATTAGCCGTTTCTGTTCTATTCCTGTATGAAGTTTTCAAGTACAACCCGGCTATTTATTAAGGCATGGCAACGGCAATAGTTGATAAAATAGGCGTTTTGAATATTGAATTGAGGCAGGGCGACACAAGGCCGATCTATCTTACATTCAATCAAACACCGCCCAGCGGGGGGAGTGAACCGATGGACCTTACCGGATTCACGGCAATTCGGCTGGATGTCAAAACGCGCAAAGATATTGCCGAAGCCCCTTTTGTATCCTGGCAAATTGGCAACGGGCTCACTATTTCGGGTGCAGATAATAATGTACTTAGTTTTCAGTTTAATGCCGAATTTACGAGAACCGCCGCGCCTGGTTGGTTCTATGATATTAAGTTCACAAGGCCCAGCGGCATTATGCATTTGATTGAAGGCACGATAACAGTTCAACCAGTCGCGACAAAATGAGCGAAGTAACGATAACACAAGACGGGCCGTATCCGATATTCTACACCGTACAGGTGGAGCTATCACCGGAAGCGGCGGCGAAGCAATACGCGGAAGAAGCGGAAGCCTCCGCCAGCGCGGCGGCAGCGTCGGCTACCAGTGCGGGTGAAAGCGCAACGGCAGCGGCGGCCTCCGCCAGCGCGGCAGCTACAAGCGCGGGCGAAGCGGCTACCAGCGCGGGCGAAGCGGCAGCCTCCGCCAGCGCGGCAGCTACGAGCGCGGGCGAAGCGGCCGGAAGCGCAACGGCGGCCGCTACGAGTGCAGGCGAAGCGGCTACCAGCGCAGGCGAAGCGGCTACCAGCGCAGGCGAAGCGGCTACCAGCGCAGGCGAAGCAGAAACCGCAAAGGCGTACCTGGAATCTTTTCTATTCCATTACGTAAGCGACGACGCGACAGCGGTCCGGGTGGGCATCGGTACGCAAGTGCTAGTAAGCGAAAGCACAACGGGATATCCGAGTGTAATACTTGAACTTTCAACAAGCTAAGAAATGAGCACAGTGCAACAATTCGAATTACTCAAAAAAAGTGCCGTTACGCAGATACAGGACGACCTAGAGGCCGCCGTGGAAGCGGATCGCATAGCGGCGGAAGCGGCAGCGACGGCGGCGGCTCAAAGTGCTGCGGAATCGGCTTTTGCGTCCGTGCAGGACCTGGGGGATATTACCGGGGCCGTAACCGTCGACCTGTCGAGCGGCGAATTGGTAAAGGCAAATCTTACGGGAGGCGTAACGCTTTCCTTTTCTGGCCTCCCGCCTTCGGGCGTGGAACTGGCTTTTTCTTTGCGGTTTTCCGGGTTGCAGTCGATCGCCCTTCCAGCGGGCACAAAATTTGCAAACGGGCAAGCCCCAGTGCCCGAAGGGTCTTTGTACGAGATACCGTGTAGTATTGATTCGGCGGGGGGCCTTATTGTGTATGGAGTAATCAACAACATAGCAACGGCATGAGGCTAACGGATATGCAAAAGCGGATTTTGTCTGGGAGGAGAAAACAGTTTCTTGATCTATTTCCGGGAGCGATAGGTGCATGGTCTCTGCGGCAGCTTAGTTTCCCGGCCGTCGCCGTGGTACGTGTGCGGCGAAGTTCGGATAATGCCGAGCAGGATTTTTTCCCAAACCAGATAACGAACGGCGAATTAACGGACTGGGTTGGGGCTGCAAACGACGGCAGCGTGTCGGTGTGGTACGACCAAAGTGGAAACGGGGCGCACCAACAACCGCCTTCACCCGCCGAGGAACCTTTCATAGTAGAATCAGGGGGGCTAATCACCAAAAACGGAAAACCAGCCGTAAAGTACAATTCCGGAAACGGGAGAACGACAGCAACCGTTCCGGGGCTTTCCGATGTAGCGAACCTATCCACCTTCGTTGTCGATAGCCCTTCGCTGGCAAGTGCGCCCGATACGATATCTAATATTATTTTCGGGTATGCTTTGGGCGGGGATTCAGAGCCAAACCAAGGATTTAATTTTGGGGTGACTACTGGTTTACTCGCGGGGGAAACTTACACCTTTACATTCGCTGGGCTCAACCTGCAGAGGCTTGGGTCCTCGAACTATTCGCATGCAGCCGGGGAGCAGCTCTTCCACGCCATATTCAATTTAGGGACGGGTTTGGAATCTTGGAAAAATGGAGTTCAGATAAGCTTCGATCTGTCATCCGGTAATCTTACTACTTCTAGCCCCGTTTCTCCAGAAAAAACGGGTTCGGCTCTTAACACGTTCCACCTGAACTCGAATAACGGCGTCGGGAATGGCCCGGAAAAGTTATACCAAGAAGTTATTATTTACCCCGCCGATAAAAAATCGGATCGGGTAGATATAGAGTCTAATCTAACAACCTATTACGGGACATGAAATATTGGAAGAACGGAATAATAACTGAAAGGCCGGAGGTGCGGTACGTTATAAACCCCTCTCGCGAACAGATATTGTCGGCGGGGTGGGCACCTTACGTAGACAAGCGACCCGAATACGATCCCGTTACCGAAAAGGCCGTGGTAACAGGTGTGGTCAATGGCGTGGTGAAGTATGCGGTAGAGCCCCTTACTGAAGAGGAAATTAGACTGCGGGAAACGCCGCAAAAAATATCGCAGCTCCAAGGTAAATTGCACCTTTCGGCCATTGGGCTATTTGATACCGTCGAGGGTATTGTGAGACAAGCCGAACAGCCAACAAAAATATACTGGCAGACGGCTGCCACCTGGCAACGGACCAGCCCGATTATTGCGGGCGTGGCCGGGCAGCTGGGCATGAGCGAACAGGAGATAGACGAGTTTTTTATCCAGGCAGCGAAAATAAAATAGCGATGAACCATTTAGATTCTTTTGATTACATTTTGGGGCTGGCCGCCGTTGGCACGCTCGTTTCAATTATCGAAATGAATGAGGCATTACGGTTTTTGATTTTGCTTGCAACTTTTCTGGGTATTCTGGTAAAGACGTGGGAGCAAATTAAAAATTCAGGCCATTTTCTCAAAGATATAAAGTCGCTATGGGGCCGGATCAAAAGAAAATAAAACGGTTGGGTCTTTGGGCGATTTTCCTTATTGCCGTTGGTGGCGTAGCGGCTTTTTTTGTACCGGCTGAAACGGCGGGTTTGTTCTTCGCGTTGCTCCGGGATATCATTACTAACCTGCTATTATAATGGGAAACACGGTAAAAAGGATTACAAAGAACACCCATGCGATCACGGCAAAAGGGCTAAATTTCAAAATGGCCTGCCTTAGCGACATTCACTGGGATAACCCGAAATGTGACCGGGTAAAACTAAAAGCCCATTTGGAGTACTGCCGAAAAAAAGATTTACCGATATTCATTAACGGTGATTTCTTTTGCCTGATGCAGGGCCGGTACGACCCGAGGCGAAGCAAGAAAGACATTCGGCCCGAGCACAACAAAGCCGATTACCTGGACGCCGTTGTACTGGACGCCGTGGAATGGTGGAGCCCTTACGCGCATTTACTTACTGTTATCGGGTACGGGAATCACGAAACCGGAATTATTAAGAACTGCGAAACCGATCCCCTCCAGCGGTTTGTCGATTTGTTGAATTACAAAAACGGAAGCAAAGTACATACCGGCGGTTATGGCGGCTGGCTTGTCGTGAAATCGGAGGCTGGCAAAACGCTAAAGGCCACCATCATTAAGTATTTCCACGGATCGGGCGGGGGCGGCGTTGTAACGAAGGGGGCAATCAATCAAACGCGAGCCCTTGAGATGTACGAAAACATGGACATTTTTCTGATGGGACACATACATGAAAACTCTTCCCGAAACGACGTTCGGGAATCTTTTTGCTACAACCCCGGTAAGCGGGTGTATGAGATCCAACACAAAAACATTCATCATGCCTTGTTAGGCACCTACAAAGAGGAATACGCCGAAGGGGCGTTCGGCTGGCACGTGGAGCGCGGCGCGCCGATTAAGCCCACCGGAGGCCGTATTTTAGAAATAAACGTTACCAGGGAAAAAAATAGCCTGTACACAACCTGCGATTCCTATAAAATTATCGCATAAAAAAAGCGGCCCCAATAGCAAAGGCCGCTTTTAAATCCCCCAATCCAAACTCAAAAACTATGGAATACTAATGTAACGCTTTGGGCGTAACTTTGTGCGGCGTTGTGCATATTTTTTTAAAATAATTTGCTAAAAAGTAAAATATTTTTTAATATTGCCTAAACAAAGAAGCAAAAAAATGGACCTTCAAAAAATTTTAAACCAATCGGGCCTCCGATCCGAGCACGTTGCGCGGCAACTGTACCCGGAGAACAAGCACCCGTACAACGCATTTTTGCGTGTGCTTAATGGCAAGAGCCAGTTAAACGCCACGCAAATACTGACCCTGTGCGATCTTACCGGACTGACCCCAAACGAGCTACTAAACGCCGGTGCGCGCTGGGCCGGATCGCTTAAAAACGGAACGCTAACCCTCCGCCTGGGCGAACACGTCGTGGAATATACAAGCGCGCTAAATGTTTACGAACTTCGCCGGGTAACGGCGGGCCTTACTCAATTTGTCGGAACCTTTACGGTTCCCGCCGGTATTACCGTGAAAAACTTCTTGGAACTTATCAACAATCAAATAAACAATAGCTAAAAATGGTAAAATTAGAGCTTACCCTCGATCCGAAAGACGCGCGGCAAATGCGCGCACTGTCTACTTTTGCAAGCATGCTGGGCACCGAACCGGGCCTTGCATCTAAGCCTGCAGAACTGGCGGACGCCGAAAAGCAGCAAAAGGCGGAACCGGCGGAACCGGCGGAACCGGCGGAACCTGCGGAACCGGCAAAGCCAAAAAAGCGGGCCGCCGCAAAGCCAAAAGAAAAAACCGAGGCCGAAGCGAAAGAACCGGCAGAACAACCCGCCGAAAGCGGTTCAAAAATTACCCTCGACGACATTCGCCGGGTAGTAGCTGAAAAGAAAGAAAAGCACTTTCAAGTTATGAAATTCAAATTAAAACAGGATTTCGGCGTTACGAAAACGCCCGATTTGAAAGAAGAGCAGTATGAGGCATTTTACAACTTCGTAAACGGTTTGTGAAATGGGCGAAGTAAAAAACCATAAGGACAGGGCGCACGCGGTACTGTCCGCCTCTTCCGCGCACCGCTGGATGGCCTGTACCCCCAGCGCGCGTCTGGAGGACAAAATGCCAAGCGAGGGAAGTAGCGAATTTGCCGCCGAGGGCACACTGGCGCACGAGCTGGCCGAGGCTGAACTACTCCATTTGCTCGATAAGATTTCGCTGGGCGAATACGTTGCACGAAAAACCCGAATACTCAATGCGGTGTATTACTCCGTCGAAATGATCGACGAAGTCGAAAAGTACACGGCGTTTGTCCAAGACGCGTGGAAGGATGCAAGGGCGCGCGATCAATTTGCCGAAATACTGATTGAAGATCGCATCGATCTTTCCGCCTGGGTGCCGGAAGGCTTCGGGACAAATGATGTGGTAATAATTTCCGGGGATCTTATTTCGGTGATTGATTTGAAGTACGGGAAAGGCGTTCGCGTTAAAGCGGACGACAATCCGCAGCTAATGTTATACGCCCTGGGCGCGCTCGAAAAGCATGGCCTTAATTATGACATCCGGCAGGTATCACTAACCATACACCAACCCCGGCTAAATAGCGTTTCGGAATACAGCCTTTACGCGGAAGAGTTGCAGGACTGGGCCGAAAAGGAAGTAAAGCCGAAAGCGGCGCAAGCCTTTGAGGGGTTGGGCGAATACATACCCGGCGATCATTGCCAGTTTTGCAAAGCCGCCCCGCGTTGCCGCGCCTTGGCCCGTGAAAATTTGGCTTTGGCAAAGCATGATTTTGCCGATCCGGGCGAACTGACGGACGGCGAACTTGTCGATATTTACCACAAGTTGGATTTGCTTACCAAATGGGCTGGTAAAGTAAGTAAGTACCTCCTCGATGAAGCCTTAGCAGGCAAACCGTTCGAAGGCCTCAAGTTAGTAGAAGGGCGAAGCGTTCGGCAAATTAAAGACGAGGCCGCCGTGGTAAAGGGTTTGGAGCACGCCGGGTTTACGCCGGACAAGTTTTTAAACACGAAACTAAAAGGCATTACTGATCTTACCAAGTTGCTTGGAAAGCAGGGTTTTGAAAACGTTGTGGGCCCTTACATCATTAAACCCGCCGGGAAACCTACACTTACCACGTCGGACGATCCGCGCCCGGCTATTAATTCAACTGAACAACACGCAAAAGATTTCGAAGATGAAAACGAGGCCTAACACAAAGCAACGCACAGAAATAAGAATTGCGCAGATGGCAACAAAGAACCTCCGTGACGAACTTTTAAAGCGCAGAAAGTTTCACCCGCTTGCCGTTGGTAAAATACAAAGCCGGGAAGAAATTGCAGCGCGCCGGAATCCGTACGGTTCGAAGGCGTACCGGATAATCTTCCCGGCCAGGCCGATGTCCCGAGCTGAAATAAAAAACGCTTTAAAATAATTTGCTATTTTGCTAAACTTTATTTAATTTTAAATCAAATTCTAAATTCTAAACTCTTAATTATGAATGACACTAAAGTTGTAACCGGATTATGCAGACTTTCTTACCTGAAAGTGTGGGAGCCTGAAACAGACGAAAACGGGCAGAAATTTTACAAGGCCTGCGTTTTGATCCCAAAGGGCGACAAGGCGACACTGAAAAAGATTGAACGCGCGGTGGAGGCTGCTATTACGGCGAAGTGGGGAGCCAAAAGGCCGAAGGGTTTGCGGCTGCCTTTGCGGGACGGCGACGAAGAAAAAGACGGCGCGGAGTTTGAAAACATGATGTTTTTTAACTGCAAGACAAAGCGGCAGCCCGGCCTTTTGAATGCAAAGCGCGAGGAGATTTTGGACGAGGCCGAGGTTTACTCCGGGGCCTGGGGCAAGGTGAGCGTGAACCTTTATACCTATGATCGCCCAGACGGAAAAGGCGTGGCCGTTGCGCTTAACGCCATCCAAAAATTAAAAGACGACGAAAATCTAAGCGGCGGCGGTTGGAGTGCGGACGACTTCGAAGAGGAAGAGGAGTACGAGGACGACATTTAAAATCAAACCTACCACAAACCGGGGCGCCCTTTGCGGGGCGCCTTTTTTTCGCTATGGAGTTGTTCATCGATCTGGAAACCTATTGCAGCGTCGATCTGACAAAAACGGGCGTGTACCCGTATTTTGAAAGCGCGGATTTTGAAATATTGCTAGTCGGCTATGCCGTGGACGACGGCCCGGTAATTGTCTTTGAATGGGGTGATTTACCAGCCCGGCAAAAGTTCGAAAAGCTATTGCCGCAAGCGGAACTAATTGCGCATAACGCCGCGTTCGAACGATTGGCATTTCGGGCGAAAGGCTACGATTTACCGGCGTGGACCTGCACAATGGTACGCGCTACGTACTGCGGTCTTCCGGCAAGCCTGGCACAAGCCGGGGAGGCGTTGGGGCTACCCGT